GATGATCTTGCTGGTATGAAATGTGATCCAGTGCGACGTGTTGACGGTAAGTGCATCATCGGACGCAAACCACGCAATCAGCTAGTAATTGATGCGAATGGCAAAAAGCATGTTGTACTCGCAAGACGATTAAGACTTAACAAATAAATCAAAAGCATCGAGGGCGAGTGAGTGCTCGATGCTTTCCATGACTGACATTCTATTACACATGAGGTGAAATGATGGAAACAAAACAAACAAAAAAGGATCTAAAACAGATCCAAAACATTGAAAAATTAATGAGAGTTGTTCACGCTGACATTGCATACCATCGCCAACGTAACAATCAAAAATTATTAGATGCAAATATCAAAGCCCTTGATCGTTTAGCTAAACAGCTAAATCAGCTTGAATCTTCTTAGAGTCCACTTTCTATTACAAATAAGGTGACATTATGATTTTCAAACGTAAACAAAAGCCTAAACGGAAACGTGGCGATGATGCAAACTTACAAGTAAAACGCGCAAAACAGCATATAGAGTTGTTGCGCAATGGGTATTGGTTGTTCAATCACCCCGATCAAGGTTTCAGCCTAATCAAGTTACATAGCGAGTTCAATTACGATGATGAATCTATGACCGCATTTGAATTTTTTGTTAGAGATATTATCAGAATTACAGAGAAGGAATGGGATAATTACACCCGTGTTCTTCCGCTAACAAAAGTTCATGCGTTGGAACGTGAGTACCTAATGTTGGCAGACAAAAGTTTTGAAATCAATTAAGGAGTTAACATGAGTTATCAAATAGAACGTAGACCAAACTGGGAAGATGAGAACGAAAAGAACAAAGCAAAAAGCATGGGTGATTACATCACAGATGAAAATGAACGTGAATGTCCAGAATGTGGGAACTGTGATTTTTTACATGATGTTGATTACACGGGGATCAATATCACTGAGACTAGGACCTGTAGCTATTGCTGGTTTGTCGAAGAAGTTTAGAGAGTCTGACATTCTATGACAGGAAATGATTAGATGGATAATTATACAAAAGTTAAAGCACTCGAAATAGAAACATATATTAAGCGCGGTAACACCGATGATGCGATTAAGGCACTGCACGAGTTAACACAATACACTCACCAAATGTGCAACCGTCTTAAATTAATACGACGTGACGCTCGTTTTGTAGAAAAAACACTTGATATGTCACCAACGGATTACCGTAAGATTGCAAGCGGTATTATACGATTTGTTGATGGTACTCACGGGGAATTAGAGGCTTATCCGAATGAAAATGGAGAGTTAAGTTTTTATAGTAAAGCCGAGATTGAAAAACATAGAGATATGAAACCACAAGGCGACACGATGAACGATGATGTATGGGAAGGGTTTGGTTTCCCCGATTGCCCACAATGCGGAAGTGCAGAAACCGATTTTACTACAGCAAACGATCATGAAAGCGACTCTTCCAAAGAGCGCGTTGATATAAAATGTGATACGTGTGGTTACATGTTCAAGGTTGTGATGCAAAAACGTCAGAGTAATGAAGCGTCAGGGGATTAACATTCTGTGACCAGTGAGGTGAAATGATGAAGAAAACAAAATATAAAAATGTCTTCGATTATTTGAACGCACAACCAGATTAACTTGAGAATCGTCTTGAATACTACAAAAAACGGGATGAATTGCACCAACGTCAAAACCTTCGCTGGCAAATGTTTTTGGCAGGTGTTTCGGTCGATGTTATTGACGCGACTTATCCACTAGAAATTATTGTTGTCGGCGACATACAGGATGGAAAATAAATCATGGCAACGAAAGTAAAAAACCTAACAATTCCTATATGGAAGTTAATGCTCATGTGGGATGACAATACTGATAAAATCTATGGTATTAGAGAAAGACGAATTATAGATGTTGATTATGTGTGCGGTCTCGGATATTTAGTCACATACCACGATAAAAGTGAAGAGGTGTTCGATTATCACGCTACCGTGAGTGTACAAACATATTCAAGCCGATTTATCACTCATCTATTATCTTGACAATTAAAACTCAACTTTGAACAAAAATCAGCACTGGCAAATGTCGGTGCTGATTTGTGCTATAATATGTGTAATATCCCTTGTTGAGCGAGTATAAATTATGGAAACCGCGACATTCCAAGCCTATTATGATGACCAACGCGAAAAAACACTGGCGCATTTTCAGCGCAATCCTGATTGCTTGTATGTGATTAAGGATGTGCTTGAAGATGGTACAGTCATCCGTGATTACACCAGAATGATACTCGTTGCCCCTCGCCTGAAGCCGAACTGGTTCACCAATACCGCGACGTGGGCAACTTTAGATATGCCCCAGCGAGGGCGAGGAACTGAACGAAAAGTTGAGATTAGACTCAACAAACATCTGCAAAGACGTGCAGCATAAAATGACAAATAGCGACCCAACAGGGTCGTTTTTATTTCCACAAAAACCTATTTCTTGTAGTCGAATAGATATGTCAAAAAATGGGGTATGTGCGAAACGGTTAGTTTACGAGTTTTGAGGGTTCACTATGAAAGGTGGCAAATACACAGTTTCAGATATTAAAGCTGCTATTGATCGTGACAGCAGTTCTGTTGTTGCGGTTGCAAAACAGCTTGAATGCGCCAAATCAACCGTATACGGATATTTCAGACGATACCCTGATTTACGTGCCTATTTCAATGAAAAATCTGAACAGACGACGACATCACGCGATCATTTCAGCGTTGATGAATTCTTGAAAGTCATTAAGAAAAGCAACGGCAATAAGTCGTACATTGCACGAGAAATGAAATGTAGCAGACAAAACGTGAATAATTATCTGGAAAAGCATCCTGAACTCGCTGAGGCATTTAATGATGCACGCGAAAAAATCGTTGATACCGCTGAAGAAATGCTATATGCAGGCATTCAATCTGGCGACCAAAGATTGATTATCTTCACACTTGAAACTCAAGGGCGTGATCGTGGCTGGTCTAAGCGTCATTATGTTTCAGCTGATGTGACGATGTTTACGCCAGAGATGCGAGAAGCAATGATGAAGCTCGGCATTAGTGAGAGTGATGCTGTTCGTGAGTTTGAAGCGATGGTTATTGCACACGCTGAGAAAATTAACGGGTAAGAGAAAGTAGGTTCTCGAAAACATGACGCTGACAGCACACGATTTTGCAAAGAAATTATTTGATCGATTGATACTTGGTGAATCGAATCAATATGTGTTTCGTGGTGCTATGGCACTCCTTGAATCGTTGCTGATACCCAATGAGACTCATGAAATCATTACAAGCGGTCCTGCTGGTACTGGCAAGACACTCGGTAATCTTACGCTGCTTCATAAAATTTTGATGATGAACCCCGGTACTCGGCTATTGATTGTACGACGTGTGAAGGCTGATATTGCAAAAACTGTTCTCGCCACTTATGAAGATGCCGTCCTTGGTGAAGGACACCCTATATCATCTGGCAAAGATCGTTTTAACCGAGAATTGTATAAATACCCTAATGGCTCTTACATTGTTCTCGGTGGTATGGATCGCCCTTCGCGATTTTTGTCGTCTGAGTGGGATATTATTTATGTTCCCGAAACGATTGAAGTAACTGAAGCTCATTGGGAAGTATTGAAATCACGGTTACGACATGGGAATTTACCGTATCATCTCATCATTGGTGATACAAATCCCAGTAAACCAGATCATTGGATTATTCAACGTGGCAAGTCGGGTTTTCTGAAATTAATGCCTACTACACACCGCGACAATCCGCGTTATTTCGATATTGAGCGCGATGAATGGACTAATGATGGCAAGCAATATGTTTTGGGCAATCTTGCTACATTAACAGGGATTAGGCGTGATAGATTCTATCTCGGTAAGTGGGTTTTGGCTGAGGGCGTGATTTATAACGAGTTCTCGCCAGACGTGCATATCGTTGATCGCTTCGATGTTCCGAGTGACTGGCGACGGATTATTTGTGTTGACTTTGGATATACTAACCCCTTTTCTGCTCAATGGTGGGCACAAGATGGCGATGGCAAGTTGTATCTCTATCGTGAGATATACATGACACAACAATTAGTTGAAGACCTTGCACGTCAAATGATGGAATTGTCCAAGGACGAAATGATTGAGGCAGTCATTTGTGATCATGATGCTGAGGGACGTGCGACACTCGAAAAATATGGATGGTATACCATCGCAGCTGATAAAGCTGTCTTAGATGGTATTCAGGACGTAAAGTCGCGCTTGAGAGAAGGCACATTATGTTTCATGCGTGATTCATTGGTCGAGTATGACCAGACATTGATCGACCGTAAGTTGCCCACGTCGCTGACTGACGAACTTGGCGGTTATGTGTGGGCAAATAAAGCGAATAAAGAAGCCCCAGTGAAAGCAAATGACCATGCTGTTGATGCAATGCGTTATCTCGTGCGTTATGTCAACAGTACGGCTGGCGGTTATTACATAGCGATAGGCTAGTGAATATGAGCTATTTGAATTACATAAAACAACATCTCAAGGCGTGGACATTGGCAAATTCCCCTAGTGGATTATTTGCGTCAAATGGCAATTTATCATCAACAGGTGATGCGTATAACAGAGTGCCGATGATACGTCGATGTGTCGATTTGCGTGCAAATTCATTGACGACCGTTCCTTATCGCTTGACTGATAAACAGACAGGTGATGTGCTTGAATGGCAATTTAACACGCGGTTGAACGATCTTATTTTGCAAATTTCCCGTGATCTTGACCTACATGGTATGGCTGTTATTTTCATTAATCAAAATTCTCGCCGTGTCTTAGGCTTTCAAATGTTGCATCCATCAACAATCGAAATTAAATATGTTGGTATGGCTGTTGATGGTAAACCGATTTTGGAATACAAACAGTCAGTCAATGGAAAAACTCGGACATTGAATAGCTCTGATGTGATTGTGTTCAAGGAATTCAATCCAGCAGACCAAATGAGCAAAGGCACACCTCTTGTCCGTGTTGCGCTTGATGCTGCCAAACTATTGCACTATCAATCACAATTTGCTGGTTCATATTACGAAAAAGGTGCAATGCCGATTGCACGTATCAAAGTTCCATCAACTATGAAGCAGGAAGACCGCGATAAGATCCAAGGAACGTTGTCTCGCTTATTCAGTAGTGTGAAAAATGGGGTAGGACGCTATCTCGCAATCGATGAAAAGCTGGACATTGATTTCATCACCCCACCCATGAAAGACCTCGCCATGCCGGAATTATCGCAATTTGCACGTCGTGAGATTGCTCAAGCAATGGGTGTTCCTCAGACCATGTTAGAAGATAGCAGTAATCGTTCCAGTCGCGAGCAGGATACACTCACATTCTGGCAAACAACCATCAAACCGCGTGCATTGCAAATCATTCATGCGTTTAATGACCAGTTATTCTCAAAAATGGGGTCTGAATTACAGGGACGCTTCGAGGAAATGGACGTGTTTCAAGTTGATGAAGAACGTCGATCAAATTCAGTTCTTAATCTCGTACATGCTGGTATGCCATTAGATATTGCCTTGGCAACTTTGGGATATGAAGTGCAATTGCCCAAACCATCACAACAACTACCTGAACTTGATGAAGGCATGACTATTCAAGGCGAGGCAACACCAGTGCGTTCAGCATTACAGGATGAACTCGCATCATGGCGACGATATGAGTTGAAGCGTATCGGTAAGTCGTCGCGATCATTTGAGTGTGATGAGATACCGACGACGCTGGAATACGGCATCAAAGCATCTTTGAAAGATGCACAATCTATTGATGAGATTAACGCCATTTTTGATGATGCAAGTCATTTCGATAGTCATCACCATGACGAGAATTGCAATTGTGCTAGTTGTGAAGGTTACTAGAAGGGATTTTCTGTGCCTCAATTTGATGGACGGTACGACATTGAGCGTCAACTCATCGAAGCGTTATCGCGTGAATCAGCACAGATTCGCCGTGATTTGTTGCGTTTGCTTGGTGATCCCCCTCGTCTCGATAATCTGACTGATGCGAATTGGCGCGATATTGAATCACGTTTCTCTGGTGTTATTCGTCCAGAACTCGAAGAGGCGTTCATTCAAGCAGCTGTTAATTACTCTGATTCAATTGGTTTCGCGGTCGCGACGGACATTGTAAATGATGCAGCGCGTCAATGGTCACAACAATATACATTCGAGTTAGTGCAGGGCATGACAGATCGTCGCCGACGTGCATTGCAGAATACATTCTCTCAATTCTTCGATGCACCCATGAATAACCGTGAATTACGCCGTATTCTCGCCCGTGAGTTTGGACCTGTTCGTGCTGAAATGATTTCGATCACTGAGGTCACACGCGCTGTTGCTGAAGGTGAGCGCGTTGTCACTGATGATTTGGCGCGTCAAGGTGTTCAAACTGTTGCAGTATGGCAAACAATGGCTGATGAACGTGTGTGTCCAGTATGCGGTCCGCGTCATGGTAAACGTCAGGGTGATGGATGGCAAATGCTCCCCCCTGCACACCCTCGCTGTCGTTGTTTTGTGAATTATGAGGTGGTTGTCGATGAAAATTCAGGTTAATGTCAATCTGGGAACTGTTCCACAACGATTAAAGAACCTCAAAGAGCTTCGAGGCTTCAAACGAGGATTACACGCGGCAGGTATCCATCTGCAATCGAAAATACGTGTATATCCCCCTGTTAGTCGTCGCAAGGCAGTTTTCACCAGTGATGCCCATCGACGTGCGTTTTTTGCTATGTTGAAGCGTGGCAAGATCAATGTTCCTTATCGTCGCGGTCAATCGCCAAGTTCACAACGACTCGCGTCACGTTGGGCTGTTTCTCGCCGTAATGGTGGGTTATCGGTTGTTGTGGGCAATAATGCGACATATGCGCGACGTGTGCAGGGTGATCGTCAAACCGCGTATCACAAGAAAACAGGCTGGAAAACAATATCCGACGTGGCGAAAGCTGAACGACCAACGGTTGTTCGTATCATTCAGCGCGAGATCAAAAAGTCGATATAAAACTGTGATATAATGAAGGCACGAATAGAATGCCTTCCGAGTCGGCACTATTTCGACAGACTATGACACGTCATAGAATGTCACTTCTAACAATTAACCCGTTCATCCGAGCGGGTTTTTGCATTAAATGGGGTATACATGGATACAGCATTAAAGATGCTTGAACCAACAGAATTAGGTCCGCGAGTTGGCGGTTACTTAATCATTTGGGGCAGTGCCAAAAATCTCGATTTACATGGTGAATATTTCACTGAAGAAACTGAATTGGGATTAAATGCGTATGATCGTCGTCCTGTGTTTTATCAACATGGGTTAGATGCCACACTTAAAGCTGACATCATTGGTCATATTGATACCTTACGTGCAGATGAAATTGGTGTATGGGCTGAAGCTCAGCTTGAGATGCACAAACGTTATGTTGATGCGGTCAACGATTTAGTTATACGTGGTGCATTACATTGGTCGTCTGGCACATTACCCCATTTAGTTGATGTCGCAGAAGATGGACGGATTAAACGCTGGATTATTGTTGAGGGTAGTTTGACTCCAACACCAGCAGAACCACGCCGTACAGATGTCTCGGTGATTAAAGCGTACTACAAAGACGCTGGACTCGATACGAGTCTATTTGATGATGGTTATAACAGCGACGATAACACGTCAGAGGATGTTGCACAGGCGAATAGCGAGCCAACATCAGTACCTGCTATCCAAGCTGATGACAATAATGTTAAAAGTGTTCAATTAGAAAAGGTGAATCCAATGACTGATGAACCGACAAACAATAGCGACGTGCCTGTGCAACAATCCGTCGAAATTGACTACGATAAACTCGCCACCAGTATGAAATCTCTTGTTGATGCAGAAGTTTCATCCAAAATGGCAGAATTCATCCCTGACAAAGTGGGTATGCTCAAAACTGCAGGTGGTGATGTTCATCCTGTTGCTGGTGCAACTGATGATGACAGCAACGGTACGAAAGCATTTCTTGAATATGTTCGTACAGGCGATGTTAATAGTGGATTAAAGGCTACTTTAGTCTCTGGCACAGATTCTTTGGGTGGTTATACAGTCCCCGTTGAAATGGAAAAACGGATTATCGCGAAACGTAGTGAGAACGATTTAACAAAGTTAATCCCTAATTTTCAAACTTTGATGACGACAAGCGATACTTACGACATCCCGATTGAAGATGCTGCTGCAGTTGCAATGGATGAAACTGCTGAAGGTGCATCAAGTGCCGATACGTCCTTAACTCTCGACAATCGACAAGGCGTTATTAAAGATTACACTCGTGTAATTACTTTAAGTAATCGTCTTTCATCTGATGAAAATGTGAATCTCGAAGCGTTTCTTGCTAACCGCATCGGACGTGAACAAGCACTCGCACGCAATAAGGCACTTGTAGACGAATTAGTTGCAAACGGAACAGCCGCATTAACTATCGACTCCAATTCAGCAATTTCAGTCCCTGAAATCGACGAAATTATTGGTACGCAAAATGAAGAATACCTTGCAGGTTCAGTTTGGTTGATGCGTCATGGAACTCATCGCATCATCAAATCGCTTCAAGGTGAGGGATTCTTGTTTGCTTCTCCATCAATGGAACGCATCAATGGTCGTCCTCCCCTTGATGAATATCCCGTTTATTATTCTAGCTATGTCGATGCAATGGGCGCGTCTAAAGTTCCTATTTTCTTCTTCTTGCCGGAATATGTCACACCAATTGAACGTTCTGGTATCACTGTCTTGGTTGATCCATATTCAGATGCAATTAACCGTCGCACCCGTTTACATTATGAATTCCGTTTTGATGTTGTTATTACTCAATCTGAAGCGATTCGCAAAATTGCGACACCAGCTTAAGGTTTGAACTATGAAAGTAGTCTTGAATACATCAATTGTCATCATTGAAAATGGGCGTAATAAATCATATGTGTCTGGCGATGTCGTTGAGTTAGCAGACGATCATGCAGAACGTATGATTGCAAAGGGACGTGCTTCATTAGTTGAAGGCGATGAAAAACCTGAAGGCGATGAAAAACCTGAAGGCGATGAAAAACCT